GTGTGTTTAAATACCCCTCCGTTTTTAACTTGATAAGCAGCAAATGGAAGGTAATCTACTTGAGCAAACCAAATCAACATAGGCTGAATGTATTCGTTTAGAAGTGTCTTATAATCAGCATAAGGAGCAGTGTCTATGTCTCCGTTTCCAACTATTAAAGTAAACTTATCGTAGAGTTTTGTCCCTAGATAGTTTTGAATATTTATCTGCTGACTAATCTTAATGAACTGAATAAATTTATCTGTATCCACGTTGCCATCTAGGATACTGTTCCTAATTAAGTCTGTGCGATTTATGAATAATACTGTTGCCATTTTTATTTACGTTTAAATCCCATCTTATCCCAATAGGCTTTGGTGTAACCTTCATACTTCATATCGATAGGAGCGACAGGAACTAACTGCTCATTTACAGGTGCTCTAAAGCCTTTTGATCTAGCTTCCTTTGTAGTTACCTCAGTTCTTTTTTTAACTCCCTCTGTGAGCATATATGTTTTTCTAAACCACTTGTGATGACACCTTGCTCCACCTTTGTATAACCAAATAGAATAAGTAGCTGAACCACCTACTCCAAAACCTGTATTTACAGGCTTATTAGATAAAGCAACAATATCTTCTTTTCGATATATTTTTTTAGCTGAAACCATTTTATTACAAAAACCTCTTGAATCTGATTGAGTTTTCAAAGGTGCATATTGATATCTAACTAGAAACTTTAGTGATGGATCTTGTTTAGTTCCTCCATCTTGTTTTGAATCCCTTGCCCAAGGAATCGCTCTACCTGTACTTACTAGATTTGTTATTTTTTTCAATAAAGACGGATTGTTTAGTTCTTTAATTTTTTCATCAAATAAATCATCCGCTTCGTAATCAACTTCAGAAACATCTATTAAGTCATACTTTTTCAAAAGTTCATCTTCACTTTCTCCTAAAGATATAAATTCATTTAATTCTGCATTAGCATCTACAGGAATACAATTAGGAACTTTTTTGCCATTCTTCATTTTCATTCCATACTGCTCATAACCATCCCAACAAGGTGCTTTTAATTCACTATGAGAAACACAGGGCATATAATAAACGTCACCATCAACTTCGTGTTCGTGATAACTTTCACAACCCATTTCTTTGGCTGCTGCTATCGCTTCTTCTTTAGTTTCATAGGCGATTTGACCACCTATTTGCTTACTCATTTGTATGCCTGTTTCTTCTTCTATATCTTCTTCACTTTGAATCGATGTATCAACCTCTGTAAACTCTAGTGGTTGTAACGTAATAAAATATAGATTTAAGGAAATATCATTATACGCTAGTAGTTTATCAAAGCAATCAATTAAAAGTTCTTGAAAAGGTCTTATAACAGTATTGTCCATCAACAAAGATGCAGTCTTAATTTCTTCTGCGTTATTACCTAAACCCGAACCATCCTTAATTCCTAATAACATAGGAGAGACAATCCTATGAGCAACCATTATCTTTTGGGTTGATTCACTAGATAAAAACTCATACTGATTGTGAGCATCTGATATTTGTATAGGAGTTACATCTGCCTTGCTTTCAGCGTTATCATTAAATGCTAATATAAATTTACCTGCATTACTTGATCCTGAAAATTTAGCAGCAATCTTACTTTCTAATGATTCTCTTTCTTCTTGATTAGGAGTTCCGTTGTTAAAATTAATTAACATATTTGGAGACAACCCATTCATAATATTATTGATATGAAAATTACTTATCTCTTCCTCAAGTTGAGCGTATTGTATCCCTCCTTGATAGTCTACAGGACTATAATAATAAAAACCTGCTCTATAAGGTTTAATGTAGTAAATTTCAATTCCTTCTTTTGACATACCAAATGCAGGAATCCTCAAAGGATTGTCACTTGGTTTTATTTTTGTCCAATCTTTATAGTAATAGTAAGCAGGAATTTCTCCTTCATCGTCTGCTTTCTCTGCTCTTAAAGTCTCAACAGGCATATGGGTTAACTCAACAATCTTCGATCTATCTTTAGAGTAGATGACTTGTATTGCTGCTTGTCCCATTAATTTTAGATCGTAACAAACCTTCATAACACAATCCTTGTGAAATAAAGAAACCATCTGAGCATACTCATCGGGTTTATCACTTGCATCCGTTGCACCTAATCCTTTTCCATAAATCGCTTGACTTATTCCATTGATAGCAGCGTTATTGGTTGGACTTCCATTATATCTGTCTATTAGATATTGAAAGTAATTGTTATCTCTTCCATAAGCAACCCAACTCTTATTTGTCACCTCTACTATTTCGGGACTTGTGTATGTGCTTAGATTAACGATACCAAAAGCAGATTCATTTATTAAAACCCCTTTAGGTAAGTTTTTATTTCTCTTCATATTACTATGTATTCATTGTTGTAAGAATCGTCAGAGGTAAATTGTCCCTCGTTTAATTTATAGTAATCATTGTTAATTTGATTAACTGTTTGATCTGTGCAGAACATTCTATCTCTAAAAATAATGTCTGTTCCCGAAACCAATCTAAAATCATAAAAATGATTTGAAACTAAAACAGGGGAAAAGGTATTTTGAAAGGTTACATAATTACCCGAAACACTTGCTCCTGTAATGTCGTAGCTTACACTTACGTTTGTTGAATCATCTCTTATAATCATTGTAAAGGTTGTTAAACTGTAATCACGAGGTATTACATTAAATGTTTGTGCAGTCGCTGATGTCGTTACTAGAATCATATCTATATAACGCAAAAAAGAATGAGTTTTGTTTTATGATCCACAACCAACACAATCAATCTCAGAAGAACTAGGTTTAGAACCATTTATTTTCATTTTTAAATTATGAATTTTGTCTTTTATTTCCATATCAGTAAACATATTTCCTGTAAGTTGAGATTCTAATTTTTGTATTTGATTGTGTAATTTGTTCATTGATTTTTATTTGAAAGTGAAATATAATTTAAGCAAAAAAAAAGCACCCCCTATAAAAAGGGATGCTCTTTTAATTTAATAAATATTAATTAAGGAGTAGGATTAATTGGACTAGCTGCAGCAGTAATTCCTGCAGTTGACTGCACAAAATAAGGTGCAGTTTCTTCCATTCCCTCTAAAGTCATAGTGAATCCACTTAAATCTCCTGCAGCAGCACCTGTAGCGACTGTGCCACCTGTGAGTTCCATTCCATTTTCGTATCCACAAAGAAATAAGTGTCCATAATAATCTTCAACAACGACAACAGGTCTCCCTGCTGCTATTAATTGAACTTGATTCTTAGTTAAATTATCTAAATAAGTTAATGTAAGATTCAAAGTTTGAGTATAAAAAGTAGTTCCGTTTTCTCTGCTACTTGTTATTGTAGTTTCTAAACTAGAGTTACCTTTTATTTCATATTGATACCAAACAGGACTTCCTGTGAATCCTGTTACTTCATTTAAAGTTGCAGGATCTGATGTTTCCAATGTTGCCTCTACGGGGAAATCTGCAAAAAATACTGATTTAATTCCTCCGAAGGCACTCTTACAAGGAAGTACTCTTCCTGCAGTTACGTTACAAGCCATATTTTTTTTTGTTTAATAAAAAAAGGGTAGATAGACATTTCCACCTACCCTCTTTTATGGTTTTAAATTAATTACGAGTAAAGTACGATGTCAGAACCAATTCCGTATTGAACTGCAGCAGCAAATCGCATTATAAGCCTCACATTTTGTGAGCCATCCAAATCTCTCATATCTAGCAACTTAACTTCGTTTTGATCGCTAAGTAAAGAAGTACCAAAGTACAAGTTTGATTTCTCAGCAGCTACCGCAGTGTTATTTGCTAATCCATTAGCAACAAACAAAGGAATACCACCGAAAGATAAAGGTGCGCCATTCTGATACCACAATGCTCCTCTGTTGTCAATACCACTTCCCAATGCACCCATTGCACCAACATAAGCCTTTGCAATGTTTTGTGATACATAGATATGTAAATCTTCCTTGCCGAACAATGTTGCAGGAATAGCATCAACTATTTTTTGTAATTCTGTAACTACGTTTCCGACAGCAACTGCACCTGCGACTACATCAATTACATCAGCATCAGCCGTCATAAGAGTTGTAAATCCGTCAAACTCACCTGCGTTTGCGTTTACTCCACTCCAAATATTAGATTCTGTTTTGGCAGCTACCTCAGCAGCAAATTGTCCAATAATAAAATCAGAAAACTTGGGAGGTAATTGATCAAAAGCAGAGTATCCCATTTGAGCAGCCTCCCAATCAGATTGGAACGGTGTGAGACACATTTCTTGATTTACTTGAAAATATTCGGGTTGAATAATTCTTTCAGTTAATGTAACTGATCCTGCGCTTGTGAAATCACAAGTTGCATCTACTACCAAACCACTAGTTGCTACCTTCTTGATAACTTCTTTGTATTTGATATTTGGTTTTACTTCGATACCACCGTTTGCGATGGTGTTTCCACTCAAAAGGGCAGCAGAGATATATTCTCCTGCAAATTCTCCTGCGTAGGTACTGGTTATGTTTACAGCCATTTTATTTTAAATTTGATATTTTTTGAAAAATTCTATCTTTAGTACTCATTACCCTATTCGGAGAAATGTGCATTTTTATTTGTTTTCTTGATTCGCCTTCGGGATTGTGCTTGATAGGCTTGGTTGCCGGTTCAGCAGAAAGTTTTTCTTTAACTTCCTCTTCTACCTTACTAGCTTCCATTTTATCGGCTTTTAAATCCGCAATAGCATCCTCAAGATTTTTAATTCTTACTTCCATTCCTTGCCAATCAGCAACATCCGCTTCTTCAGCTAAATCTTCTTCAACTAAATCTTCTGTTTCTTCTTGTGGAACTTCATCACTCACTTCTCTAACATCAGCAATTTTACCTTCTTCTTCAACAACTAAAAGTCTTGAATCTTCAAGCATATATTCACCAACGGGAAGTGCTACTTTTTCATCTTCAGTCATGATAAAAATATCATTACCTTCTTCAAATGATTCTGCTTCTACAACAGTTCCATTTTCTAATTTTAGGCTTTCTAGTTTAATCTCTTTCTTTTCAAGATCAATTCCTAAAACCGTTTTGATTTGGTTTAAAACTTCATTTGATTTCATATTGATATAACGTTTATTAAAATTTATTTTGCATTTTCATGCTTTCTTTTGAACTATGAACCACTCTGTTCCATCGCTCCACAACTGAACACCTTCGTATTCTTTGTTAATTACATAAGGAGATGCTGAACCGTCTATGGTTGCTCCATTAATAGAAGTTAAACTAACCCTAGTATTGGATGTAAATGTTGAATCAGATATAAACCTTATTAATCTGTTTGTGTTTGTTCCGTTTACACTTGGCAAATTAACCGTTGCATTCTCTACTCCACCTGTTGCAGTAAATGTGAACTTTATTAAAGTAGAACTAGTATAAGTGCTATCTGATAAATTTATTGTAGTACCATCTGCAACTGTTATATGTGTCTCAATTACATAATTATCTATATCACTTAACGTAGTTCTTTTAGTTGTACCATTTTGAACTAATGCAAAAGATTCATCTCCTTGCAATGCAGTTGCTATTGGTAAAGCAGATATTTTTGAATTTGCCATTATAATATAATTTTAGAATTATCCTCTTGCAGAATTAAATCATCATCTTCTTTAGTTAAAAAATTACCTTCTACTCCCGTAATAACACCAATGCCTTGCGCCCAATTATCACCATCACAACATTCTATTGAATAGGTATTATCTTGACACAAACACGCTCTTCTACCTCCTCTAGGAGATGTAGGATTAGGAATGTAATTCTTTCTTTTAATGCCTTGCATTATTGTTTGCTTTCTTTTCTTGCTTCTTTTGAGGCACTTTTAAAAAGAGATTTTTTACCTTTTATATATGCTATCCGAATATCAATTTTATCAAATCCTTTAATATCCTTAGGTTTAATTCCTAAATCTTTTGCCTGTTGAGATATTTTATCTTTCATAGATTGAAGTTTAGGAATGAAGGATTCCAATGCATCTAGTTTATTTTCAGCAAAGGAAAGTTCGTTTCTTACATCTTCTTTTAAATTTTTTATTTTATTAATTATTTCTTGTGTGGGTTTTCTCCAACTATCAGTTTCATCAGTTAATTTATCAACTACATCATATAGTTTTTTTAAATCATTTAATAAAGTTAATTCAACCTTATGAGATTCTAGATTAACCTCTTCCCTTGACAACTTGCTAAATACTTTACTTAATTCTCTTTTGTTCATTGTTTTTTATTTTATTGATGATTTGACAATGCTTGTAATTTTACTAAGCAATAAATCTGCTTCTTGTTCTTTATTCATTTTTGATGCTTTAATTTTATCGGCAAAAAAGCCTTCTATGCTAAATCCTTTTACTTTACCCTCCTTCACAAATTCATTCCAAATTTTTTCATTGTTTACTTTAACAGTTCCCATCCAAGTTCCAACTGGTACATTTAAGCCGTACTTTCTTGATTTGTCTTGAACCTCATCTTCAACTATCCAACTTTCAACTAGTGTCAATCCTTCTAAATTGTCAGAATGTTCTAGTGTTGAATTGTTTTGATAGCCATTGGTTAGGTATCTTTGTGAGGCTTTTAATACAGTATCTTTTGAGAAATATATATAATACTCATCTCCTTCTGTCTTTCTGTATATAGGCTTATTTGGGATTAATAAAGCACCCATTAAAATCTTTTTTTCTGTGTCAACTTCTGCAAGTTTTACTTCTTCAGATTTCAAAGCCACAAAATCAGATTCAATAGCAGGTGATTCAACAATAGAGATAGCTTCAATTCCGCTTTCCTCATTGTCATCTAAAACTAACTCTACGATTTTCATAACTATATAACGTTTTAAATTTTAATTTTTGTGTTTATAATGTCGCTGATTCTACAATGTTCCTATCTAATGCTTGTGCCGTTGTTACATCGTTTGCAACCACATAAGCCTTTACTGGTGCTTGTGATGAAACTACATCAGCAATCTGATTTACTCCGCTTGTACCTACTATATTAAACTCCGGTGCTTGTGATTCAAATTGTGTTGCACTTGGGGATGTTAATGTTGATGTTGATATTCCACTTACAGATGATCCGTTTGATGAACTTGAAAGTATTCCTTTGGCTTGTGATGCTGCACCCAATACTGCTGCAATTTGTGATGCGTAAAAAATAGGAAATGCAAGTGCTGCACCCGGCCCGGCTAATTTTGCTGATTTTTGAGCAATATCTAATCCTTGTATTAAACCTGTTGCAGTGTTTATTGCTATGGTTGTTAATGCTGCTGTTTTTGCTGCTCTTGATCCTTCTTTAAATAATCCATCTAAAGAACTTGTAACAGAACTTACTGCACTTAGAAATTCTAATTGAGATGCTAGTTTGGCGTCATTTGATGCAACTACTGCATCTTCTAGTTCTGTCTCTAATCCAATTCTTTCTTGATAGTTGCTTTCTAAAAATTCATTTAAAGCAATCTCTGCATCTACTCTTGCTTGTGTTCCAATATTAGCCTCATCTATAATTCCTTGTAATCTTGTTTCTTGTGCTATTTTTTCTTCTTCATTTATTTTTCTTAGTTTCTCAATTCTAAGTATATCACTTTCTTCTTGCTCTGCATCAAATTTTCTTTTCTCAAAACCTAAAGTAGATACAGATTCTTTTTCTGTGTTTATTAGTTCAATTCGTTCTCTGTCAAGTGCTAGATCATTTGCTTTTTGTTCTGATCTAAAACCTTCTACAGTCGCTTCTACTGCCATCACTTCATTCTTAGCAGTGATTAATGCTATTTCATTTTCAAGGCTTCCATTTCTAGCAAATGCAACTTCAGCAGCTTTTAAAACAATATTAGCATTTTCAAGCATTACCTTGTTTTGTTCTTCTAGTAACTTACCTAGTTTTTCATTTGCTGCAATTCTTTCAGTAATAGAATTTCTTTCCTCATCTCTTATTTGTCTTTGTTGCTCTGCTTGTCTATCGTACTTTTCAAGTAAACCTGCATTTATTACTTCAGCTTTTTCTGCTGCTTTTGCAAGTTGAACATTTGCAACGGCTGCATCTTTTATGTCAACAACATATTCAGCTACATCTGTGGCTGCCTCTACAAAGCCATCACCAGTTTCAGAAATTGCATCACCTAAACCACTAAATCCTTCTTTAGCAGATTCCAATGCACCACTAAAATCACCACCGAATATCTTGCTAAATGCATCACCAAATTTTTCAAAGGCTTGTGTGGCAGTTTGTATAGGTTTGCCAAAATATTTATCAAAGGCATCTCCTAATTTTTGAACACTTTCAACACCTCCTGTAACAAAACCAAATACATCATTAAAAACCAAAGCCAATCCTT